TGACGAAGATCAAGCAACTGCTGATACACAAGTACTATATGACGATTTAATATCAAGAGGTTTTTCTGAGGCTATGGCTAAAAGAATGCTTGTAAACGGAAATTACTTTGCAAGTTATGATTAATCGTGATAACTTTCCAATAATTTAACAGGAGAAAATTATGTTAGACAAAATCAAAAACAAATGGGCTAAAGCATCACCCAAATTAAAAATAGTTGTAGGTGTTATTACCGCAATTATTGTTGTATCAATCATATTCTAATATGTGGCTATCACTTCTTCCAACAGTATTAAAAACTGGAGCGGCTATTTTTGCTAATAAACAAAAGGCGAAGATATTAATGTCAGACGCACAACTTTTACATGCAAGCAAAATGGCCTCGGGGGAAGTTGAGTATCAGGCATCAGTACGACAATCCAATGACCAAGGTTATAAAGACGAGTTTGTTTTAATCCTGGTATCAGCGCCAGTATTATTATTGATTTGGTCCGTCTTCTCAGGAGATCCTGAAATTCAATTTAAATTGGACATGTTCTTCGAGAAATTTGGTAGTCTACCTTTTTGGTACCAATCGATTTTTATCGGAGTGGTCGCTTCAATATATGGACTCAAAACAGCTGGTATTATGAAGAATAAGTGAAACTCATTGATTTTCACGATTATTGGGAACAACAAAATAAACTATTAGAGCTTTCATATAAAGAATCTGTTAGACAAAAGGAGGAGAGAAGATGCAAGAAAAAGATACGTGTGCTAAGCACACAGAAGAAAAAAGACAATCGGGGGAATGTTGTAAACAAGAAAAACCCAACGCTTTAGACGAGTTTTGGACATCACTAGGAGAACCCGATAAATGCAAGAAACCGACCCCATAACCGTAATATACAGATTACAAAAAAGTTTAGAAGCAAGTATAGAAAACCATGGCTCAGTTTTAATGGCTGGAGGTGTTGACACCATGGAAAAATATCAGTATATTTGCGGAAAGATTCACACATTGGATCAAATCAAACAGGAAATCTCTAACCTGCTAAACCCAAAGGAGCCAGAACCAGATGATGACAAAGTCACACGCATTAGAAGATAAGTACGAAGAAGAAACAAAAGAAGAAGCAGAAGCAATTAAAGAGGCTAAAAAAGAACCTGCTCAAACTAATTTAGAAAAGTTACCGAACCCTACCGGGTGGCGTTTACTTGTTATGCCATTTGCAGTTAAAGAAAAAACCAATGGCGGAATTATTATTGCACAAGAGTCTATAGACCGAGCACGTATTGCAACGCAAGTTGGATATGTTCTTAAGATGGGAGATCTTTGTTATGGTGACAAAGAGCGGTACCCAACAGGACCATGGTGTAAAGAAAAAGATTGGGTCGTGTTCGCGCGTTATGCGGGATCACGTATGCAAATAGACGGTGGAGAAATACGTATGTTAAACGATGATGAGATCTTAGGGACAATTAGTGATCCTGAAGACTTAATTCACGCAATGTAATTCATAGGAGGAATTAACTATGCTAGACGATAAAATAGATGTTGGCGAAGCCGACGAACAGGCAATAGAGATTGATCTAGATGCCGAAGTACAAAAGACAACAGAACCTGCTGAGCAGATTGTTGTAGAAGAGACAGCTGAACCAATAGCTGCGGAAGAAAAGCCAGCCGATGAGCTTGGTGAATATTCCGAAGGAGTCAAAAAAAGAATAGCTAAACTTACACGTAAAATGCGTGAAGCTGAAAGGCAAAAAGAAGAAGCTATTACTTACGCACAACAATTAAAAAGTGAACAAGTTACTTTACGTGATCGGTATAAGAATGTTGAAAACACATACACCAATGAATTTAAAAAACGTGTAATAGGTTCTCTTGATGCAACCAAAATAAAACTGCAAAACGCTATTAATAATGGTGATGTAGATGGTCAAGTAGAGGCACAAACAGAGCTAGCACAATTGACTATGGATGCAACAAGAGTTGCTAGAATGGAAGAACTACAGAAAAGAGCTCCGGCAACGGAAGCCCCAGTTCAGAACATGCAACAACAACCACCAATGCAAAAACCACAAATAGACCCTAAAGCAGACGCTTGGGCCTCTAAAAACGCTTGGTTTGGCACCGATAATGCTATGACTTACACTGCATTTGACATCCATAAAAAATTGGTTGATGAAGAAGGTTTTGATTCAAATTCAGACGAATACTATGTCGAAGTTGATCGAAGAATAAGACTTGAATTTCCACACAAGTTTGGTAATATAGGGTCTCCTACTACCAATGCACCAGTGCAGAACGTAGCAGGCGCCGGACGTCGGGCAACAAACGGACGCAGAAAAACTGTGAAACTCACACCTTCACAGGTAGCAATTTCTAAAAGATTAGGTGTGCCACTCGAAGAGTATGCAAAACAACTATCGCTGAAGGAGCAAAGTTAATATGACTAATAAAAAAGAACCAATTAAAACTTCTCGCGCGTCCGAAACAAGAGCTAAGACAGAAGCTCCTAAAACTTGGACTCCACCCTCTGCATTAGATGCACCCCCTGCACCTGACGGTTTTCGTCATAGGTGGTTAAGAACTGAACTAATGGGAACTGATGATTCAAAGAATATGTCAGGCAAACTTAGATCAGGTTGGGAACTCGTCAGAGCTGACGAATATCCAGACTCTCTTTTCCCCTCTGTAGAAACAGGTAAATACCAGGGAATCATTGGCGTAGGTGGCCTTGTGTTGGCAAGGATATCTGAAGAACTCGCAGTGTCACGTGAAAGTTATTTTAATCAACAAACTAACGACCGTGATGAAGCACTATCAAACGATGTTCTAAAGGACCAGCATCCAAGTATGCCAATCGATCAAGAGCGGCAGACTCGTGTAACCTTTGGTGGCTCAAAGAAATAATCTTTGAACTGCTGATTTAACAACTAACAACCCTTTAAGGAGGAATATAATATGGCTAATACAGATGCCCCTTTCGGTTTGAATCCAGTTGGAAAAATCGGTAGTGGACCCCCGCAAAAAGCAAGTTCGTATAGCACACTAGCTACCTACGCAACTGCAATATTTCAAGGCGATATGGTAAAACTAAACGCTGGAAATGTTGAACTATTTGCTGCAGCAGACGCTGCCTCAATTGGTGTTTTTTGGGGAGCAAACTATGATGACTCAACAGGCAAGCCTACATTTACGAACCAAAAAGCAGCCTCACTAGCTACAACAGTATTTGTGTACGATGATCCGTACCAAGTATTTGAAGTACAAGGTGATGGCGCCTCGCAACAGTCGAATCTCGGTGCAAAAGCCGATATCTCGGCAACGGCGGGAAACACAACAAACGGAAGTTCAAAACAAGAACTAGTAGTAAGCTCATTTGCTTCAGGCAGCGCAATCAATCTAACAGTGGTTAACTTTTCAAGTAATCCTGCTAGAGGCAATGTCGGCGATGCAAACTTAGTCTACGAAGTTCTTATTAATGAACATCTTTACAAATAATAGCAGGAGGATTTAAAAAATGGCTATATCAAGACAACAACTAGCAAAAGAGCTAGAGCCAGGTCTAAATGCACTATTTGGACTTGAGTATAAACAATACGAAAATCAACACACGGAGATTTTCGAAACTGAATCAAGTGACAGAGCTTTTGAAGAAGAAGTAATGTTATCTGGATTCGAGAACGCTTCGGTTAAAGCCGAGGGTGCTGCTATTGTATATGACAATGCACAAGAGACGTTCACAGCAAGGTACCAACATGAAACTGTTGCGTTAGCATTTGCGCTAACGGAAGAGAACATTGAGGATAACCTTTATGACAAGATCTCTACGCGTTATACAAAAGCACTAGCTCGTTCTATGGCAAATACTAAGCAAGTTAAAGCTGCTAACGTTCTTAACAGAGCGTTCAATGCTAGCTTCCTTGGTGGTGATGGAGTTGAACTTTGTTCAACCGTTCACCCGACAATAGCTGGGACGTTTAAAAACGAACCAACTACTTCGGCTGATTTGTCAGAGACATCTTTAGAGCAAGCAATGATTGACATTGCTGCTATGACAGATGAGCGTGGCTTAAAGATTGCTGCTAGAGGAATGAAAATGATCATTCACCCTAATCAGCAATTCGTAGCGGAACGATTAATGAAGTCTGGTCAAAGACCGGGAACTGCAGACAATGATGTTAATGCACTGAAATCTATGGGTATGATCCCACAGGGTTTTGTTGTTAACAACTTCTTATCTGATACAGAGTCCTTCTTTATCAAGACTGATGTTCCTAACGGAATGAAGCACATGGTACGTGCGCCGATTAAAACGGCCATGGAAGGTGACTTCGAAACTGGAAACGTAAGATACAAAGCAAGAGAAAGATACAGCTTCGGTTGGTCTGACCCTCGTGGAATCTACGGAAACCCAGGTGCTTAATCACTAGATTAAGACTAAAATATTAAGGGGCCTTCGGGCCCCTTTTTATTTGCATATTCTTATTTAAAAGCATATACTTTGCACACTGCAATTTAAATTAGTTATTACAGACGCTAGCAGTCGACAAATCTCAATACTGTATTAACGGAAATAGGAGAAAACAAATCATGGCAACTACAACTTTTACAGGGATCTTAAGATCTAACGGTAACGGCAAAAAAACAACTTATGCTGGTTCTGTGCAAATGGTAGCTCAGTTCTATGTACCTGCAACCAATGCAGCGGCTGGAACAGATGCTCAAATATCTGCAACAGATACTAGACAAGTTCAACTACCAAAAGGTGCAATCATTGATTCACTTAGCTTTGCGGGAGCAGCAGCGGCAGGTGGTAAACTAGACGTAGGTTACGTAGACTTAACAACAGGCGTAGCTTTTGTTGATACTGATGGTTTTGCTGACAACTTAGCAGCAGATGCTACACAAGGTAATATTCAACCGGGTGCAGCTACTGACGGTAATGCTCTTGGGATATTAGAAATGACTCAAGATGTTAAAATCGTCGCTGGTGTTGCAGCAGCTGGTACAGCTGGTACTTTAAGCGGAACTATTTTTTACCATATGGTAGATAATGGTGAGCAATCGAACTCTGGTTCAGGCGGCTTAGTAGCAGGCTAATTAAAAATTAATTGGGGGTCTTCGGACCCCTAAGTATAGGAGAAAATTATGGGATCAGGCGGAGGATCATTTACATCAGATCAAGTCACTTTACATGCAGCAGCAACTGGTAATTTATACACGGGACGTTCTAGAGTCACATCTATTTCTTGTGCAGGTGTTGCAGCAAGCACACTCACACTTAGAGATGGTGGTGGAGCAGGAACTATTAAAGCAGTTTATAAATTTGGAACCGAAGGCTTAAGTGTCTTTGTACCAGGTAGTGGAATTTTGTTTAAAACAGATATTCATGCGACCATCACAGCAAATGCTAACGCAGGCGTTACATTAACAGCAACTGTATAAGGAAATATAAATGGCAACATCAGGAACTACTGTTTTTGAGAAAACCCTTTATATCGACGAAGTTATCGAGGAATCTTTTGAGAGAATCGGACTTGTTAATGTAAGCGGTTATCAAATGAAATCAGCTAAACGTTCTTTAAACATTATGCTTCAAGAATGGGCTAATAGAGGTTTGCATTATTGGGAAGTAGGTAATACTCAAGTTGATTTAGTACAAGGTCAAGCTGAGTATGTTTTTACTCGTTCTGCAGCTGACGGTACTACAGCACCAGTTATTAACCCTGACGGCACGGTAGTTCTTTACGGAGTTGATGACATCTTAGAAGCTGCTTACCGAAGAAATAGCGGTGCAGCTAACCAAGCTGATTCTGCACTAACAAAGATATCTAGATCTACTTACAACGGTTTATCAGCTAAATTAAATCAATCAACACCTTCACAGTATTATGTGCAAAGGTTTATTGATAAAGTAGTGCTGAACCTTTACCCAACACCTGATGCAACTGCCGCAGGTAATTTTGTGTTTATGTATTTTATTAAACGTAT